TATTAGCCATGTTAATATTCCTCCTAGAATATGTAAATGTAGTCCCTAGGGTTGTCGACTATACGCGTCTACATTTAAATTTATTTTTTATATAGTGTGGTAATTGTACAACAGTTTTTAATAGAGTGCAAGAGACCCTGTAATAAAAGTGCGATTTCAGCGATGTAGCTTTGTGACTTAAGTAGCTACAGAAACTTGTGGAGTGACATCCTCAACTTGATTCTGTCTATGTGCAATAGCTGCTTCTTCCAGCTTGATGTCAGTGATAACTCTTTTAACTTTGTCATCTATCTTAACCATCTCAAGAGTATACCTATTATTATCTAGGTGCTCCTGTTGCCACTTCAACTCCAAGGACCTTTTTTGTTTGTACAGGTCTTGTATCATCGATAACCTCTTCATAAGTTATTCTATTTAATCCCGAATGATATGCATCTCCGAGATATTCCCAAACTATACTCTTTTCTCCTAGCTTGTCAAGTATTGCTTTTTCAACACTTTCAGCTGTATCTTCATCATGCTCAATATTAAATTTAGCGTGATAATTGTAGGCCCAAATGTTGATAGAGGTATTTTTCATGTTTTGTCTTTCTATATTTAAAGTGTGGCGGAACTATGTCCGCCACAAAATTATTACGATTACGCTGCTCCTGGTGATCCGAAGATACCTCTAGGGTCAGAGAATCCAAAAGAATATCTCTCTCTAGCTTTGTATCTAACGTTTCCAGTTTCGAAGTCGCCTTCCATTGCAGTTTTGATTGGTGATCTAACGAACATTTTTAATCCATTAGGAACATCAGTCTTGATAAAGAATGCGTCAGTATCAGTTAAGTAGTGATTAACTACATAACCTTGAGGAATCATCCCCATGTTACCAACTGCATTGATATCATTATCTGCAGTACCTGTTCTACCTTGAGACTTCATAAGTCTTTCAGCAGTAAATTGAAGCGCAGAAGGAATTATCATTTTAACTCCTTTAGCTGCAATTTTTAGGCCTCTTTCATCAGTCATTGCTGCGATGTCAATAAGAGCTTGCTCTAACGAAGTTTCGTTTAAGTCAGCTGCAGTTGACAGTTCATTTTTGAACGTTCCAGCCACAATTGGGTGAACAGCAGAACAAAGTTCTACTCCATCACCACCTGTGAAAGACGAACTGAACGCGTTGTTCAGTACGTTTGCTGCTTTAACTTGTTTAGCATTTGCCATTGATCTAGCTAATGCTTTTGTATATCTAGACGCAAGTCTATCGTACAAGTTATCTTCAATCGCTTCTTCAGTGATTGAGAACGCTAAAGCAAGCGTTTCGTGTGTGTATCTAGCAGTGAAAGATTCCTGTGCTGTATCGTAGTTAACGCTTGAACCTTCAGGTTTTACTGAAGCGTTTGCGAAACCACTTAACATTACTTCTTCTTCAAAAGCTCTGTCCGAATTTTCGACATCGAAAATTTGAGCATGCTCATCTGCGTAGTTTTTGTATTCCAAGCCGAATAATGCATTCAAACCTGGCTCTAGTTCTTTAACTAGTTGTGCTCTTGATATAGCCATAATTTATACTCCTATTATACGCCTGTTGTTAATTTAAAGACATGTTCGCCAGTGTTGAATACAACATATGCATTTGCATTTGCTGAAGCCACATCACTATTGTCAGGATCTTTTGATATACCGATTTGTTTAAAACCGCCTGATGTTCCTGAACTAGACGTGTCTAACTCCGAAGTTGATTGTCCAGTAAGAGCGCTTCCTGCTACTCCTGTAAAATCAAAAGCTGAATTATTCATCGCCGCTGTTCCAGTACCATCATGCTGTACTTCATACACGATATTAGGATCTACATGAACTGTAGCTACTATATCCGCTGCTGCGACTTGTGTGTATGACGCTTTAAACGTAGGTTTACTTGTTGTGGGGTCAGTAAAAAAACAACCACCGAATACACCCAATTGTTGTGTGTCTCCCGCTGCTGCTGGTTCAATACCACCACCTGCTACTGCTTCAACGACTTGTCCAGTAAAAATTGAACCTGACGCGTTGTTAGCAATTGCATACTCTTCTGCTCTGATTAGTCCACCAGACAAGTGTCTTGTCGGTTTAAAACCAAAAGCTGCATCTTTATTTGCCATGTTATTATCTCCGTTTGTCTGCCCGAAGGCAAACGATTAATTTAAATCGTTGGTAAGAATTGCTAAAAAATTAACTTTTCTTTGTACCACCGAAGGTTACACGAGTCTGTCTATCACTATTGATAGGCATACTTGGATGCTGCTCCTTCATAAGATCATTATCAATCGCGTTATTTCTATCTTGAAGTTGTTTTTCAAAATACTCCTTGCGCGCTTCTACAATCTCTTCTGGTATCCTTGCTAGCAGTAGGCCGCCAACTCCGATCACTCCCTTGTATTTACCAGTATTAACAGTTGGATAATCTATATCAGAATATTCATCGGATCTAACCAATTCAAAACCTGATCGTAGTTTAGCTGACATATTTGATGTGTCGTCAAAACCCATCGTTTCAGCTCTTATCCACCTATGTTTAAATCCATCTGGTGCGGGTGGTGCATCTAAAGATGATGGTGGAGTCCAAACTCTTTTTTGTTCTTTAACTTTTGTCTGGCTCGCACGGGAGTCTATTTTTTTATCGTTTATCATATGCTTATCTCTCCTTCGTGATGTTTAGTTGTTTCGCATAAAGTTCTAGTGGCACACCTAATTTTTTAGCAATTGTTACTTGAGACGGTGTGAGCCTCACTGTTTTGCGACTATTATTAACACTTCGCGTAGCTGACGCTACAGTTTGTGTAGGTTTAGTCGATTCCCTAGTTTCGGTTTTACCAAATTTATGCGGGAAGTCAAGTCTCATTCTTTTATCTACTTCAGCATAATATTCGTCTGAAGCAGGATCAAACCCTTCTTCCTTGGTTAGTTTTTCATGTAAATCAAAAGCAGTGTACGTCATAGCACTATCTTGACCAAACCAAGTGTTTTTGTCAGCCCATTCTTCGGCTCTTGGATCTGGTGCAGCTTGTGTTGGTGCTATAGATTCTTCTAATGTTTTTACAGGTTGTTGTACTTGTTTCATCTCCGCTGCCACTCTTTGTCTCATTCCAGCAACTCTTGATTCTTCAACACCTAATTTACCTATTTCTTTTTGTGCTTCAACTTCAGATTTAATATCTCCAGCTTCTCTTGCAGCAACTAATTTTGCTTGTGCTGCTTGTAAACCAGATACAACTCTACCTTCCATTGCATTAACATAACTAGGTTCTAGATTAGATACTTTTGTTTTTAGTTTTGAATGTTCATCTTGCACACCTTTAGCATATTCTAAAGCAGCTTCTCTTTGTCTTTCTGCTTCTCGCCATTTTTTAGTAAGTTTTGCAATTCTTTTTTGAACGCCATCACTATATTGTTCTAGTTCTTCTTTTTTAGTTTCTTCTTTTTTCTCTGCAACTGGTTCTTTGTCGTCCTCGCCAACTCGAATATCCAACTGCTCATCAGATTTCGAAAGTGTACCATCGGACTTATTATCGTTGTTAATAGTTTCATTATTTTCATTCTCCTTTGTTTCTTCTATGTTAACTTCTATTTCAGGTCCTGAATTATCTATGTCGACCATTTCTTCTATTTTTTTATTTTCTTCTGGCATAGTTATCTCCTTCTATGATTAATATTGATGAAATATATCTTCGGGGTTATTAACGGTTGCTAAAATTTCATCGTCATTTAGCAGTCTTACTTCCCCTCCGTCTATCTGTATTCTTGATCCTGCATATCTAGCAAAGATAATCCAATCACCCTTCTTGCACCACGGGCCTTCGGGATATCTTTCTTTATCATAGCAATGTGGACCCATTGCTAAAACCAAACCGCAATTAGATGCAATTTGAGATTTCTCAATAGTGTCGTCTGCTAATATAATACCACCTTTAGTTTTTTCTTTTTGTTTAAAAGGTAGAACTAAAATTCTCCATCCAGTAGGATTAGGTAATTTAGTTAATTCAGCATTAGCTAAATCTTTTTCTTTAGGTTTGTTTTTTTTATCTTCTTTATATTTTTCTTCCAATGCAAACTTATGCTTTGGGACTTCTTGAGTTGAGGTCGATGACTGTTCCTTGTTCATTTTTTTGCTCCTTGTTATCTAGCAGGTTAGAGATTTCCTGTAACATTATTTGATACGTTCTAGCTTGACCTAACATATACTGATATTTTTCCATGTTGTCAACGCCACCACTTATCAAGATGTCACCTACTTTTTGTAGATTTTCTCTCATTGTTTTTTGTATTTTTGATAGTATTGTTAATCCGTCTTCCATTACATTTCCTTTCTTTCTATTCTAAAATCTTCCAATGCTTTTAATTTTTCTTCAGCACTAGCAATCTTTTCGAATTGTTTGTCTAGTTCATCAATATGTTGTGGGTGTTCCCCAATACCTACTGAATTTTCTAAATATATTTTTATTGTTGCGTGCGCTTCAGCAATATGTGCTTCGTATCTAGCTTCTAACGCGTCTAATATAGCTGTTCTCATTTAACATTTCCATCTTCTCCGTGCCTGTCTTATTCGTGAGTTAGGATCGTTTTGAGTTTTTGCTGATGACTTTTTTAATTGTCCTAGTGATCTAGCGCAGTATGACTTCCTACGATTAGCAGCTTTTGATCCTGGCTTCACTTTTCCAGTTACGGCTGTTTTTAATTTACTTCCAGGATTTGCGGACCTGTAAGCTCTTACACCTTTTGCTGTCATTCCAGCTCCAGATTTTGTCGGTCTATAATTACCACCTGTACTGGTAGTTTTTCTTATAGAGTTTGCGGGCATTAAACCTTTTTAGCGGTCTTTGCTGCGTTTATAAAGTTTTGAGCAGTGGGTGCTCCTTTGGTTCCAACTTTTCTCATTTTTTCACCTGATCCCGCTGCAATTCTATCTTTTTTAGCTTTGATGTTTGCGTATAATCCACCGCCGCCAGCTTTTTTAACTCTGCCGCCACCCATTTTTAAAGTACGAGAATTTTTTATTTTAGAATTTATTTCTTTTGCTTCTTCCATCATGCCGCCATCCATTTTTTTACTTCTGATAACTGCAAAATCTTCTCCAGAAATTTTTCCATCATTGTTTCCCATTTTATCAAGTTTGACTTGTCCACCTGATAATCCTTTTGCGCCTTTATTATAAAATCTTCTCATTATTTCATTACCTTTCCAAAACCTGCAACTGCTAATCCACCACCACGATAATTAGTTCTACCGCCGTTAGCACCTACAAATCTTTTTATTTTTTTAGAAGTTTTACCAGATAGTTCTGGCATTTTTTTATTTGGTTTTTCACCCTTTAGAGCAGTAGAGAAAGACTTACCGTTGTACATGAAAGTTTTCTTACCTTCTTTTCTAGCTTTAGCGAATGCTTGTCCTCTAGAACTCACTGCTGATCCAGTTGCTTTATTGAAAACACCTTTAGCGCCACTATCTGCACCGCCGCCTTTGCCTTCTTTTCTTTTTGCTTCGGCTGCTGTGTTACTAGCTATTTTTTTAGCAACGTCTTTTTTTGTATTTGTAGAATATTCTAGTTTACCTTTAGTGGTATCATCTCTAGTAGATTTAAAAGTTTTTTTACCAGCATCTTTTGCTTTTTTAAACTGCTCACCAAAAGTAGGTACAATCTTTTTTCTAATTCTGCTTAAGAAACCTTCTTTTTTAGGTGCTTCTGTTTTTTCTGTTTTAGGTGTAGATTTTTTATTTCCGCCACCGAATCTTTTAGCCATTATTTTTTGCCTCCGTTGTTTCTAAAAATCTGTGTACCCTTTATACCAAATATACTAGCACATACAAGTACCCATAAATTAGTAAACCATTTAGGTAACGCTTGAAAATGCTCAAAGAATACTTTTATTTTTTCCATAGCTTGGGGATCGTCTGACCACACCCCATATGCTAAAACTAAAATTGGTAATGTTAATATTGCAAGTACAACTTCATCTTTATAGTCGTTCTGTCTAGCCTCAAGTAGCTTACCACTAAATGCTAATTCACCTGTAGCCATCTTAGATGCATGCTGTGCTTGTGCATCAGCCATTAACATTTTAGTCTCTTGTTTTTTTTTATATATATGAGTACCAGCGTTTATTGCTAATTTAAGTGCACCAAACCACATTAAGCACCTACCTTTTTTTGTGCTTTTTTATGTGCTTTAGTAAATGACATACCTTTTTTCATTTTGTTTTTCATAATGCCCATGTGTTTTGCAGTATGATGTTTTTTATGTTTGCTTAAAGTTTTTTTTTCGTTTTTAGTAATTGACATATTATAATACTATTGCTCCTATAACAAAACCTACAGCTGCACTGATAATACAGTGGCTATGGTCTGCCCATATTTTTTCTATTTTTGTTTTTAATTTTTCTATCATGCTATCTCCTATAATTTAATTATTAAAAAAATTGTATGCTCCACCTAATGCACTTGCAATAAGTATAAGTACCCATATGGCACCTTTGCCCTTGTTAATATCAGCTCTTAAACATTTAGTTTCACTTCGAAGTTCTTTAATTTCCCTTACTAGAAAATCTATTTTAACTTCTGTGGCTGATTTTCTAGGCATTAATTCCCTCTCTTGTTTTGAGTTTTTAATTCTATAAAACCACCAGCTGGAAAATCACCACTCATAGTGCTACTTAAAAGATAATCTAAATCCATACCATCAATACTTTTAAAAAATTCTTGTAAAAATATATTTTCTCCAGCTAATACTTGATTCATTTGAGTTCTTTTATCTTCACTAGTCATACCAGGAGCTGACTCTATAAGTTTTCTAATTGCTCTAAGTTTATTTATTTCTTCCATTAACATATTATATACACCACCCATAGAAGAGTATTCTTTAACTTCTTCAGATATTAATGGATCGTTATTATCTATGTTAGTTTTTATGTTATCAAAAACTTTTATTAATTTTTCGTTTATTTCTTTTGATGAATCTAATTTAGTTATATCTAGCACACCTAATTCTCTAGCTCTTTTTTGTATTCTAAACCATTCTTTATGATAGAAAGAATTTTGAATAACTGAATCAGATTTAAATCTATTTGTAACAATAGTCCAAGGTTCTAGTATATTTAGTTTTCTACTTTTTTTATTAGGTTTAGGTTTTACAATATTTAATCCTTTATCTTTAACATTAAATGGATCTATATTTTTAAACTTATTATCTTTATCCCCCGTTTCAAAGAATACATCATTTATAATATCAAAAGGATATTGCATTAATCCTGTAGCATATGCACCTATTAAGTAATCAATACCTATAGGGCTAATTTTTTCTTTTTCTGCACCTTCTTTTTTATTAATATTAAATACTCCTCTCATGTTAGATAAAAAATTAGATAATTGTTTAGCAATCTCTCTAGTTCTTGGTCTATATTGTAAAGATTCAATAGTTTGTTT